TTGCGGCGAACACATCGGCAATTTCTACGCCGCCCTCTACGCCGCGCTCGCGGCTCCGGAGCCGGAGCCAACCGTCAAGGAATCCTTGACTGTTGACGCCAAGCGGGAGCCTGCGACGAGGGAGCAAATTGCGGAGGCGTACATAAAACCTGACATCGACGGACGATGGCGGGACTTTGAGTTAGGCTTCCGCGCCGCCGAGAAGTTCTACGGAATTACGAAGGAGGACACATGACACGCGAGGACATCATCCGCATGGCGCGGGAGGCGGGATTCCCTGACTACGCTATGGGGCTAGCAAGCGAAGACGCTTGGCAGAAAACTGAACTCTTCGCCGCCCTCGTCGCCGCAGCCGAGCGGGAGGCGTGTGCGAAGATTGCCGACAGCCAGATAAACAACACCGCCATCTTGTTGGTCAACCCCGGCAAATCTGCCGCAGCATGGGACATCGCTAACGCCATCCGTGCGAGGGGGAGCAAATGACCCGCACCTGTAAGCAATGCGGTCAGAAGTTCTTCGGCGCGTCAAGCATCCTCCAGCATCGCAGCGGTGCTTGCGGTGGCGAGGAATTACTGAAGTCTCGCGGCTGGGTTAAGACCAAGGCAGGATGGGTATCGCCACAACGCGCAGCGCACGACAAACGCCGTGGAGTTTGAGCGGCTGATGAAAAACCGGGATGCGCCGCACATCGACTACGGCGCGTTCCTCGGCTTGCTGCCGAACAATCCTAAAATCACGCCGTGCAACATCGACGGCATTGTGGAGCGCAAGGGCAAGTTCCTTGTGCTTGAGTGGAAGCGTCAGGGCGAGTCGATGTCCGAAGGGCTGCGCCGCACCTTGCAGGCACTCGCTGCCACGCCAAACTTCCAAGTGTGGGTGGTGCGCGGGGATACGGACGAGGGGCTACGGATAGCGCGGTTTTTCTTCGTGCCGCCGCAGGGCAAAGCAATGCTGCTTGGGGAAGGCGTGGAGGAATTTGTACGCGCCTACAAACTCTGGTACGAATGGGCTGACGGGTCTTTCTGATGCGCTACGCCGCACGCCGGGATGCTAACGATGCCGCCATCACCGCAGCCGTGCGTAAGGCAGGGTTTACCGTCTATGACCTTGGGTTAGCAGGTCAAGGCGTACCCGATAAACTGGTCACCGCCCCCGGTTTCGCTGCCTTCCTTGAAATCAAGACCCCGACGGGCAAACTGCGAAAGGGTCAAGAACGGTTCCAGATGGCGTTTGAGCCGCTTCAAATGTGGTACCTAGCCCGTGACCCTGCCGAAACGGTTGCGTGGCTTCAGACGCGGCTGACGACGACCCAGAAGCCCTGACCCATCAACTGATGGTGCTGGAGGTGGTGAATGTGGAACCGTTGGCACAATTTTGGTAGCCAATAGCGTGCAGGCTCTTGGATGAGGTGGGCGTTCCTGCCGTCCGACAGCACCTTGACAGCCGCCCCCGTGTGGACGCTGAAGAAACCCAACCGGGGCATGATACGGGCAAGGTCATCCAACACCGCGTCGAGCCGGTCGGGTTCGATGTGTTCGAGGACATCAATGCAGCAGACCATATCAGCCTCTACGGGAGGCCCGTACTCTGGGAAGGCTGGGTCATAGGGGTGGTAATCAAACTCCAGCCCTGCGCCCTGTAGGGCGGTCTGAAGGTGCTTCTTCCCGGCCCCATAGTCGGAAATTGACCGGATAGAGTTATCCACAGCCAATTTAGCGACAAGGGGCGCGAAGGCTAGTGAGGCTACCCCGTAATTAGGATTTGTGTGCAGTTCGACCTGCTGTGCGCGGTAGGCTTCGGAGATGGTGTCCATACCCCAGTTTACCCCGGTAAAAAAAAGTTTGCTAAAGGTGTTGACAGGTAGGGCGGTATGCCCTAATCTACTCCCATACCAGCACGGTGCTGGCTTACCACAGAGAGGTAACTGACATGGACACGACCACCAACACCATCACCCTGACCATCCCCGCCGACGCTGCCCGTCTCGTTCGTTACGCGCTGCTGCGTCAGTACGGCTACATCTTCGAGAATCTTGGCAAGGAAGACGCATCGAAGAACAAGTCGCTTGAAGCACTCGACGCGCTTATCGACCAGATTGAAGAACTCGCCCGTTAATCATCTTCACCACAAACAAAAGAAACAACCATGTTTTACGCCATCTTCAACATGAACGACTTTAGCCGCGCTAGTGGCAAGTACCGCGACAAGTCAAACGCGCAGGCCGATTGTGAGCGGATGAATTTCTACGGCCGCATTTACCAAGTCGTCGAGGTAGACGCAACCGGGCATCCGTTCTAACCATTCCGTCTCTTTCCACAGAAATGATTGCCGCCGACTTTCGCGCTGCCCTCGCCCGTGCTGGACTTACACAGCGCGGTGCGGCTAGGGCGCTTGAAATTAACGAGCGTACTGTGCGCCGATACTGCGCCGGATACCCTGTGCCGCGTGTCGTTTGGTTAGCGTTGGAGAGGCTTGCAACGCGCCCGTGAGCGGTCTAGAGTCATGGTATCCTTCTGGGGGACGCTATGGCTTCTCACGAAAAAACCGCTGCGCTTTTTGTCGGAACCATGTTCCACAGCGCGACCGTCACGCACCTTCAGCACTTTTCTACAAAGTCTTACGCGCAGCACAAAGCCCTACAGAAATACTACGAGGCTATCCCTGACCTTGTAGACGCATACACAGAGGCGTATCAGGGTAGGTACGGCATCATCACGGGCTACGATGTCGAGTTCCACAAGAACAGCAACCCGAAGGCGTATGTGAAGTCGCTGCTGACCTTCCTCGACGAAATCAAAGGCTCACTCCCGAAGGACAGCGACCTTGTTAACCTGTTCGATGCCGTGGTTGATGCGGTTACGAGCCTCAAGTACAAACTCGAAAACCTCGAATAATGGCGAAGAAAGCGGAACCGTCACGGGTTGCTGCCGCGCTGCAATACCTCCAGCAGATGCGCGACCGTGCCGCTGACTTCGGTGGCGGGGTAGTCGATACCCTCGCAGACCGCGCACGGGATGTCGGTGGACTCGCCTACGAAGCCTTTACGAGCGACCCCAACATCGGGCGCATGACGACGGCAGAGTACGCCCAAGCCGCCGACCGCCCGACCCCTCGCCTAGACCAAGCCGCCCAAGACCTCGGCACCATCGGCAAGGCAATCGTTACGCATCCGGTTCAGACGGGCAAGGCTTTCGTGCAGGGCGAGGTTGAACGCGCACGGCAGGCAATGACCAGCCCCCGCGCTGCCGGTGAATACGCAGGGTCGATGGTTGACCCTATGCGGATAGCCGCCGCGCTACGCAAAATGCCAGAAGTTTCTGCAATCGCAGAATACGACCCACGCTTTGACAAACGGGTGAAGGAGCGTGAACGGCTGCAAGCGTTGGCACCGAAAGTAGAATCACGCGGCACGGTAAACGCGCCAGAAGTTTCAATTACCGAATTTGAGGGCAGACCGTTCATCACCAGCATGAGTGACCGAACGGCAGCAGGTGGTTTGTTGCGTGGTATTAACGATGTTGAATTTGCACGCCCTGTTAACTTGCAGGGTGGACAAGACTTTATGTTTGAGAATCCCGGCATGGTCTGGGCTTCTGGGACTGCGCCTACCAAAAAAATTATGAAACTTGCTAAAGAAGCAAGAATCATGACAGGCGAAGACCCGCTTTATATCCCGTGGCGCATGGCACCAAGCGGCGGCGATTTTGCCAGCATGACGGGTGAAACAATGCTCAATTACGCTGATTCAGCGTTGAGCAGAAAAAGCAAAAAAGAATTAAACGAAACTATCAGAAATTTTATTCCTGATTGGGCTGGTGTTGGCACGGAACGCGGCATTGAACAGTTCCGAAGTGCAAAAGATAAAACCCGCAAAGCAATCAAAAAGAAATTGGATGTCGAATTTCGAGACGCAGGCGGGTTAAGCATTGGTGAAGCAAGACTGGCTGTAACAGACCCTAGGCAATATTCCGCGCCGGACTCTGGCATCCAAAACATCGGAATAATTCACACCGACAAGCCAATGGTTAAACAGTCTGGTCATGCTGCTTATCCTGCGGGAGTTCCCGGTGAAGGGATAGGGAAAATTAAAGAAGATGTACGGATATTCGAGTTGCTGAACGAAGCCGCAAAAGCACGCGGCATTGTTGACCCCCGTGCGCCTAGCGCGAGAGATGTACGCGCATTGCAAATGAAGCCGTACTATGGACGAATTACAGCAGAAGCCCTTAAAAAGATGGGCTACTGATTAGGTATTCAGGCTTGAACTTTGCAGCAAGGTCGGCGGTAAAACGCTCTGTTAAAAACGCTTGCACAGATTCAGGAGTAACAGTTGAGATTTCTTGAGCGCAACAAGAAACTTCATGCAGCGTTAGAGCGTCAAACAACTTTTTCGGCATTTTTATGTCGGTGTTAACAAACGGTGTTAGTTTACTTGCGTTCATTGCGGCATCATATCATCCCTATAGCGCGTAACAGCCAAATTTGTAAACGCAAGTGAACTGTTTCACAGAATAAACAATCAGCGTATATTAACCACGGTATGCCAGCAGGTCGCCCCAAAGGAAGCCCGAACAAGTCAACCCAAGCAGCGAGGGAGGCCATTTCTCGTTTCGTGGACGGCAACGCAGACCGCTTGCAGGGCTGGCTCGACGAGATACACCAAGAGAAGGGCGCAGAGGCGGCGTTTAAGTGCTTCAGCGACCTACTCGAATACCATGTGCCTAAACTCGCACGGCACGAACACAGCGGCCCTGACGGCAGCAAGATTGAGATTGAGGCGACTTGGGGCAAACCCGAGTGAAGCAGCGGGTAGAACTCCCGTATCGCCCTAGACGGGCCTTCATGCAGTTCCACGACCGCACAAAGCGGTGGGCCTGCCTCGTCGCGCATCGTCGTGCTGGCAAGACTGTCGCAGCGGTTAACGACATCATCCGCGCAGCCTTCATGTACCGGGGGCCGAACGGCCTCTTCGGGTATGTCGCTCCCTATCAGAACCAAGCACGCCGCATTGCGTGGGACTATTTCAAGCACTACGCCCAGCCGCTCATCAGCGACACCAACGAGCAGATGATGACCATCACGCTCGTTAACAACACGAAGGTCAGCCTATTCGGCGCAGACAACGCAGACGCAATGCGAGGCCTTGGGTTCAGCGGCGTGTACATGGACGAGTACGGCGACTTCAAGCCAAGCGTGTTTGGCAATGTCATCCGGCCTGCGCTCTCCGACAAACAAGGCTGGGCTGTGTTCGCCGGTACGCCGAAGGGCAAGAACCAATTCTGGGACATTTACGAGACAGCACGGCGCATCCCAGACGAGTGGTTTGTCCTGCGCCTGCCTGCCAGCGATTCGGGCCTGCTGCCCCAGAGTGAACTCAACGCGGCAAAGGCGCAGTTGTCGGAAGACCAGTACCTCCAAGAGTACGAGTGCAGTTTCGAAGCAGCCATTATCGGTGCGTTTTTTGGCACAGAGATGCGGCAGGCAGAGCCGCGCATTAACGAGCGTGTAGTCTTTACGGAGGGGTATCCGGTACACACCGCATGGGACTTGGGCTACCGCGACGACACGGCTATCTGGTGGTATCAGGTCGTGGGCGGCGAAGTGCGTGTCATCGACTTCTTCGCCGTCTCGGGTGCAGACATCCGCGCCATTGCGGAGGTAGTCGTTAACAAGGGTTACACCTACGGCAAGCATCACCTGCCGCATGACGCACGGGCGAAGTCGCTTCAAACGGGGCGCAGCATCGTAGAGCAGTTGGCTGACCACCTCGGCATCAACCATTTGTCTGTGGTGCCGAACATCGGCTTGCAGGACGGAATCCAAGCAATTCGCCAGATGTTGCCCCGAACTTGGTTCAATTCCGTAAAATGTGGCGACGGAATAGAGGCTTTACGCCAGTATCAACGAGAGTATGATGAGGACAAGAAAGCGTTCAGGGCATCACCCCGACACGATTGGACATCACACCCTGCCGACGCTTTCCGTATGCTAGCCGTTGCGTGGAGGGCTGAACCGTCCGCGCAGAGGCCGTTAGAGAGCAAGACCTTGATTGTTGGGCCACAGAATGAGGTCACGCTAAACGATATGTGGCAGGTTCACGAGCGTAGCGTCTCAAGGAGGGCGCGAATATGAGTGGCGTAAATCTTCCGTATCAATACCCCTACGAGACGGTCGCCGTTTCGCAGACCGCGCAGGTGCTTGGCACCAACGGCGCGGCAAACGATTACCTGCATCGCATCGTGGTGACGGTATCAACGGCGCTG